TGAACTTGCTTCGATTTCCGCTTCCGTTGCGGTTTGTTGGACGGTGCCCGGTTCAATCAGCTTTGCCCCGATGGCCTTCATCTGCTCCTCTTTATGCTTCATGCCCTCCATCGGCATTGAATTGGGGGCAGCTTGCAAAAGTTCGGCGGTTGAACCGGGGGGCAATGCAACGGCATTCTGGGAACCCAGCATGACCTTGCCCCGGATATGGTCCTTGACCCATTGATCAGTGAGACCAGTGAAAACGGGCGTCGGTTGCCCGGCAATGAAAAGGCTTTGTTCGTAGTCCGCAGAATTGCGATAGTGCGCAATATTGAGACAGGCGAGCGGGTAGAGGGGCGGCTCGTCAACTGTCGAGTCGTTGTTTGTGGCCCCGACAAAGGCAAAGGGGATGCGGGACAACGGCTGACCATTGCCCCCACGGATCACACGTGGCTCAATCTCAATTTCATAATCGCCAGAATCGACAACGGACTTGATTTGCTGGCCGGATACCGAAGCAGCTTCATTTGCGCGGGCCGGGAGTCGCCAAACGGAAACCTCTACCTGTCCAAGCTCATTCAGTTCATAGACCCGCCAACGGGGTTCGCATTTGATTTCGAACTTGTCTGTTGAAACGTCCTTTTGCTCCCGTAAGACCAAAAGGGAAAGTTGCGTTTCACCACCGACCACCATTTCCCTCCAGTTGATAATTTGGTCCGGTTGGTAGAGGATGACACGGGGGCGGATGCGGCCGCTTTCGATTTGGTCACGGGTAACAATGGCCCCGTCTTCGATTGTCGGGAAATCGGAAAGAAGCCCGCCCCGTCCATGTTTTAGGACATATTGCAAGGCTTGCTTGCTTTGTTGCTCCAAGGTTGTCCCCGCCCCGTCAACGTCACTTTCGAGACGATCAAATGACGGTGGGAAGTCGGTAGCAATAGGCTTTGAAAATACCTGACCGATCAAGCCTTCCAGCGTCCGCCCAGTCACCGGGAAGAAGACGGCCCGCAATTTGTATTTCTCGTATTGCGCGGCGTTTTTAATCGGATCCGTGTTTGCGTCCGGTTTGGGCAAATAGGTTTCCCCTTTGCACTTCACAACGTCCTCGCCCTCAACACAATCGTCGACGAGTTGCCACTTTTTCAGTTTCGCGGTTACCTCTTTACGGGTAAAACCGATGTTTGGACCTTTGGGCATTGGGAGAGTAGAAACTTTTTTTGACTTTTTTTCAAGAATTGTTTGACACGGGACAAAATAGGGTTCAGAGTCAACGCATGTCCAACACAACCAAGGCCAAGGCGGCGTATCAAGTTCGGAAAATTGAAGGGGAAACCCAGCAAGAAGCAAATTCTAGAATATTCAATTGGGGCTTGAGTGATGGGAGAGCGGCTAAAAAGGCGGGAAGAAAACCAAGCTGGCAATTTGGCGAACATCATTGCCCGTTTTATGAAGACGGGTTTTGGATAGGTTTTCTATAAAACTAAGTCACCCAACGCGACAAGCCACCCTTCACCGGGTGGCTTTTTTTTATGTGGCCAAGTCAATTTCAACCGACCCCGTGAAAATGTCGCGTTCATCCAAAATCATATATCTTGTTTCATCATATATGTGGTCTTCGGCGGTTGTATCAACATCATCACTATCATCTTCATCGCGAGGCAATGATGGAACGGTTTCCAAAAATGCCTCGCAATGGTCCATGACGTAAAGCCCCGGCCCCTCACCTTGAATTGCATTCTCCAAGGCCACACGCATCATTTCCAACCCGTTCTTGCGTGTCCCGGCGGATTTGTCCGCCCGTGTCCACTCAACACCTTCGGAAGCCATGAGTTGGGCGATTGAATCGCTTTCGGATTCGTTGACATTAAAAATCTGCCCATCTGCGGGTCCGGGTGTGATTCTTGTTTCGATCCACCCTTCCTCCCTCAACTCCTCTTCCCGCTCCGCAACTTGCCGGGCAACCTCACGGGCGGACAATCGCAACCCCCGGTTTGTGCCGTAGGAATTCACCATTTGACCAAGTTCATTTTTGGATTTTTCGCAACCGTAAATTTCGCTTATCCTGATCCTTGACCCCTTGGCGGGGCAAAACCGTTTGCCATTTGGGAGGGTGATTTCCTCTCCGTTGGCAATGGCCCAAAAGCCAACCGAAAACGGGTGCGATGACCCCCAGTCAAAAGAGCGTGTGACTCGCCAAGCTTTCGGGACGATGAACCGGGGCAGTACGTGAACCGATGCTTTCCAGAGATCGTCTAATGCGCCCCCGGAAGTGATTGACCAATCGCCACCAAGCCAAGCGCGTCGCTTGTTGGGGTCTTTAATGGCATTCAAGAAGGCCACGTATTTCGGATCGAGGAAACGGTTTTCCCGGTAGCTCCCGAAAATGTGAACAATGTTCGTTAACACCTCTTCTTCTTGTTCAGTCCGTGGGTTGAAGATTCTTGACGTTGTGGTGATTGGGACACCCGGCGGGGCTTTGTCAATCCAGCGTCGTTTGACCCATCCATGGCCCGGCCCGTGCGGGTTGGTGGTTGAGAACATGACCAGCGGAATATTTGGCAGGAGACGTTCACGGACCTTCGCCGGGTATGGCTCACCTAGCAAATCGCATTCATGAATCACCCTTTTGTCTTCAAGTGTAAGCTTCGGGGAGTGTTCTTTTGGCAGGAAGCCAGACCGCGAACACGATTTCATAGCGTCATAAAGTTCACTTGTCGGATAACTGGTCAGCTCGTTAAAACCTATGTAAGACATTTCTTGGCCGTGATAATCCCTATAGTCTTGCGCCCTTTTGATATGTCGAAACAACAACGTTTCACCGTCGGGAAACACCCATTGCAAATCTGATTTTGACGAAAGAAACTTTGCCCTTGGGAAAATCTTCGGAAACATGACCAAAGATTTTGCAATCACATCCTTGAGGTTTTTGTAGCCACGGTCAAAAATAACGCCCCGCCAATGCTCCCCGTAGCCAAGGCCACAACGCGCCCCGAAATATGCAAGCTGTGCCTCTGTCTTGCCCGGCCCCCTCGTCCCGTGGTAAAGGATCTCATCACAGGGGCAGGCGATGGCAAGGGTCTGGGATCCGGGGAGCGGCTGCCAAGCAATTTGTTGTGTGTTTTCGGCGGTCATTCCCCTTCAAGCATTACTAATTCAATTACGCTCAAAATGTCCGCTTCTTTTGTCAAGTCTGGGTGTTCTACGGTTGGGACGTAATTTTCCAGAGAATACCGGACACGCAACCCACCGTCGCCCGTCCGGTAAACAATAAGGTAGGGCTCATTTTCTGCTGCGCACGCATCGCAGAAATCTTCGGCGAAATCTCCGGTCATGGTCTTACGTGTGTGAAACATTCACATTTTTTGCAGGTGTATTCCTCGCCGTCCGGGCCAGGTCCGGAAGCGTCCACAACCGGGGCATTGCAGCACTCAGAACGCAACCAATAGCGGCCCGCCCGGAATGCTTCGTGGTCGCCCCGTGGGAGGTCGCCCTTGCCGCCGTGGCTCGCGCGGTCGCCGTGATAGTCTGATTTGTTGATTGTTGCCATTGTTTTTGTTTTTGGTTAAATGTCGATGGCGTCTGCCATTAGTTTTGCTTGTGACTCCCCGGCGGCTTTTTGCCAGTCGGTCAAATTCTCCGCCATTGGGACCAACATAACGCCGCCGGAATGGCTCACGTCGATTTTTGTTGGTGCGTCCCATCCTTTCATTCTGATGAGCATTTTCGCCGCTTCCAGCTTTGAAACTGATTCCAAGGACACCTTCTCCGTTTCGGTGCCGTCCTTGCTTGTGGTCGTCGTTGTCGTCTTGCGTTGGCAAAGCGGGTTTTCCTCGTCCAACATGCCCACAGGCGTCCGTATTGCCGCCGTGAGGAACATTTGCACCTCTAGCATACTTGCAACCCCTAATTCCTCCAAACGCGCTGTGAGGCGTTCCAGATAACGTTTCACGACGGGTTTTTTGAGTAACGCAACCGCACGCATCCGCAATGAATGGTCGTTGCCTAATTCGTGGACCGCGCAAACTTGTTTCATGGCGTCCAATAGTTGCCCGGTTATTGCATATTCTTGACAAAACCGCAATTCCCACGGGAGCAACCCGGAAGGATGATCAACAAGGGAAAGTTCCTCGGAGCGTTCGCGTTGCTTTTTCAGATATTGAGACATTGTTTAAGTTAGTATAATTCCCCGAGGTCCGGTTGCAAAGTCTTTGCTTCAAGCTGGCATTTCATTTTTTGCCAGTCGTCACCGAATAATTCTTTCGCCAATTCTTCAAGCTTGAAATACTTCTTCTTCCCGTTATTGGCACGAAGGGCAACCCAGCTTGCACCGTATTCTTTCCCTTTCTTCTTGCACCTCCACGATTTCACCACAAGCACCCGGTTTCCATCGGATGAGCTTAGGACAACAAACCCCGCCGGGCATGTCGCGACACAAGAAGTCGCATCCCATGACGTTCTCCACGGGTTCGGATTAAACACCACCAAATATCCACGGAACCCCGGAATGGTCCGGGTGTTCCGTGGGGACAGTTTAAGGTATCTGTCCAAAATGAATTGCTTGGTTTTTGGTGACTTCACTTGCCATGAAAGAACCAAAATTGTCTAGGACTGTCTAGGACAAAATTTATTTTTTTTCCGAAAATATTCCCAGAAAAACCCAAATCCTAGACAAGGGAGCGGGCCAACAAGTTCAGCCTGTGGTGTATATAAACGCTAAAAGTCTCTATATTTTCTCCCCAAGACGAACTTGGTTGTCCGTTCCCCTGTCTAGGATTTGCAAAAAAAAACGAATATAGCCCTACGGGCATAAAGGATTCCAGCGTCCTAGACATCAGGGGAGTGACTTTTTTCACTCCCCTCCACTCCCCGGTTGTCTAGGACAAAT